TAACAATACGACTTACTATTGTATTTTTAATCAAGGAACAACAGAATTTGAAGTTGGTCTAGGTACATTAGACGGATCAAGTGCAAATCTAACTAGAACTACAGTTATCTCCAGTTCTAATTCAGATGCAGCAGTTAATTTTAACTCTGGCACTAAAGATGTATTTTGTACATTACCAGCAAGCAAATCGGTTTACCTAGACGCAACAGGTAATCCAGTAGGAGCAGCATCTGCTGGCTTTGCATTAGCAATGGCGGTAGCATTATAAATAGGAAAAAAATATGGCACAAGATTTTAGAAACGTATTAGTTAGAACAATTGGAACAGGTGATACTACTTTATTAGCAGCTGGGGATTATGATGCAGTAATAGGTATTAGATGTTGTAATATTTTAACATCAACAATTGCAATTGATGTTAAGATTGCTAAAGGCGGAGCTGATTACTTTTTAGCAAAAGGCGTTAGTATTCCACCAAACTCTGCTATTGAATTAATTCAAGGCGGAGCAAAAATTGTTTTAGCTAATGGTGATACGTTAGAAGCAGTCTCTGATACAGCAAGTAGTTTAGACGTGGTTCTTTCGTACATCGATACAATTAGTTCGTAAGGAGTATTATGACTGCAATAGTAAATGGAATCCAATATATTGGAGGACAGACATCACCGGATGAATTTATAAAAAATCAAGCAGGTACGATTGATGGTACACAAACTGTTGAGAACGGAGTTCTTGCAGGACCTATTACTATACCTGGAACAATCACAGTAACGGGAGTATTAGTCATTGTCTAAAATAGAAGTAAATACAGTTGACGTACAATGTGGATCTACATTAACTTTAGGTTCATCAGGTAAAACAGTTACATTAGCAACCGGTGCATCTCAAACAGGCTTTGGTCGTACAGGAACTGTTGATTGGTGTACAACAGCTAAAACATCTCCATTTACTGCTGTGTCGGGCGATGGATTTTTTGTAAATACTACAGGTGGAGCTATAACGGTAACTTTACCATCTTCTCCTAGCGCAGGAGACATAGTTGCTGTTAAAGATTATGCAAATACTTGGAATACAAACGCAGTAACTCTAGCAAATAATGGTTCTAAAATTAATGGTAATGCTTGTAATTCAATTTTAAACACAAAAGATCAAGCTGTTACTCTTGTTTTTGTAGATAGCACTCAAGGTTGGAGAGTTGTTAATGATTCGACTTCAGAGGTAGCTGGTGGTTCATTTATAACAGCCACTGGTGGTACAATTTTAACTTGCGGTGATTTTAAAACTCACGTTTTTACAACTTCAGGAACTTTTTGTGTATCGGGTGGTAGTGGTCCAAAAGCAGATGTTTCATATTTAGTAGTAGCTGGTGGTGGCGGTGGAGCTAGAGGTAATTCAAATTCAGGTGGTGGTGGCGGAGCTGGTGGTTATAGAGAAGGTAAAGATTCAGCGGACACTTATACTAGTTCTTCTTTAGTAGCACCAGCAGGTTTACCTGTTTCAATACAAGGTTATCCAATTACAATAGGAGGAGGTGGAGCAGCACCAACTTCACCAGGTCAGGGAGTAACAGGATCAGCATCAGTTTTTTCATCAATTTCATCTGCAGGTGGAGGTGGAGCTGGCGGTGGTCCAGGAACACAAGACGGTTTACCTGGTGGTTCAGGAGGTGGTTCTGCCGATTCAGCAACAGCAGGTTCAGGAAATACTCCACCAGTAAGTCCTCCTCAAGGTAATAATGGTGGTGGACCTTCTGGCGGTGGACCTTCTGGCGGTAATGGCGGTGGAGGTGCTGGAGCAGTAGGTGCAGTATCAACTGGACCCTCTCCCCCTGTAGGCGGAGCTGGAGGAATTGGAGTCAATATTGGTACAAATTTCTTTGGACCTACTTCTGGAAGTTATGGAACACCAGGACCAGCTGCAGGAAGATATTTTGCAGGCGGTGGAGGTTCTTTTGGTTATGGCGGTGGTGTTCCTTGTGGTAGTACTGCTAGTCCAACCCCATTAAACGCTCCTGGAGGAGCAGGCGGTGGAGGTACACCTATCGGAAATAATGGTGTTGCAGGAACAGTTAATACTGGCGGCGGCGGTGGTGGAGGAAGAGGTGCAGGATACAATCCTGATAATGGAGGAGCTGGTGGTTCAGGTTTTGTTGCAATAAGATATAAGTTTCAATAATTATGACAAGTACAATTAAAGTAGATAACATACAAAAAGTTTCAGACGGATCTAGCATTATTAAAAAATGTGGATCAACAACCACAGTTGGATCAGGTTCTGGTCAAACAATTGTAATTGATGGTGCAACAGTAACATTAGGTAGATGTGGTGGTGCTGTTAATCTTGCATCAGGTGCAACACAGACAGGATTCGGTAGAACAGGTACAGTTGATTGGTGTTCTACTATTTACACCAACTCACCAGGAACAGTGACTGCTGTAAGTGGAAAAGGATTTTTTTTAAATACAACTTCAGGCACAATAACAATTAACTTACCCTCTTCTCCATCAGTAGGAGATATAGTTTCAATAAAAGATTACGCAAATACATTTGATTCTAATTCTGTAACGGTAGGTAGAAATGGGTCAAAAATTGCTGGAGATTGTAATGATGGTCTTTTAACTACAGAAGGTCAATCAGTAACTTTAATTTATGCAGATAGCACAAAAGGGTGGTTAAATATTCAAACAGACAAAACTGTAGCAGGAAGTGATTTTATCACAGCAACAGGTGGAACGATAACAACTTCTGGAGATTATAAAATTCATACTTTTAATGCTAGTGGATGTTTTGCAGTAACCCAAGGACTTTCAGCACCTAATAACAAAGTTAGTTATGTGGTTGTTGCAGGAGGTGGAGGAACTGCTGTAAACCAAGCTGGCGGTGGTGGAGCTGGAGGATTTAGAGAGGGTAAATGTTCTTCTGATCCATATTCAGATAGTCCATTAGATTCAGGAACAGCTATAACAGTTACCTCTCAAACTTATCCAATTACAGTAGGAGCAGGTGGTCCAGGACCTCAACCTACACCAGCAGGAGGAACCTCAGGTTCTCCTTCAGTTTTTGCAACAATAACCTCTGCAGGTGGCGGAGGAGGTGGTGGCTCAGGATCGAATACTGCTAAAGCAGGTGGATCAGGAGGCGGAGGTGGAGAGCAACAGCCAGGAGCTTCAGGTAATACTCCTCCAGTTAGTCCACCTCAAGGTCAAAATGGTGGACCTTCAGGTAGTTCATCAGCAGCAGGTGGAGGTGGAGCTGGAGCTACAGGAGGATCTAGTGGTGCAAGCGGTGGTGGATCAGGAGGACAAGGTGTAACAAGTTCAATTACAGGATCACCAGTTACTAGAGCAGGTGGTGGCGGAGGTGGTTCAGGTGGACCATCCCCAGGAGGCAATGGAGGTCCAGGCGGTGGCGGAGCAGGAGGAGCAAATGCACCTGCAAGTGGAAGTCCAACAACAGCAGGAATTGCAGGAACAGCTAACACAGGCGGTGGTGCAGGTGGCGGTGGTGTACCTACAACTTGTGGCGGTGGTGCAAGTGGTGGTTCAGGAGTGGTAATATTAAGATACAAATTTCAATAGGATAAATTATGAGTACAGTTAAAGTAAATAAAATAGAAAAAAGATCAGGAAGCACACTTACATTAGGTGGCCCAGGCACAGCTGTAACTTTAGCGTGTGGTGCTACTCAAACAGGTTTCGGTACTCCATCTTCATCAGTATTATGGTGTACAACAGCAAAGACTTCTCCTTTTACAGCAGCAGATAAAGTAGGATATTTTGTAAATACAAGTGGTGGAGCTGTTACAGTTACACTTCCCGCATCGCCAAGCGCTGGAGATGTTGTAGCATTTGCAGATTATACAAACACTTTTCAAACAAACGCAGTAACTCTTTGTAAAAATGGATCAAAAATTGGGGGTGTATGTGCTAATGCAAGTTTAAGTACCGAAGGACAATCAGTAACTTTAGTTTTTGTAGATGCAACCGAGGGTTGGAAAAATGTTCAAGATTCAACTTCTAACGTAACAGGTGAAACTTTCTTATCAGCATCGGGTGGAAATGCAACAGTAACTTGTGGTAATTTTAAAACACACATTTTTACAGGTTCAGGGACTTTTACAGTTAATTGTATTTCACCACAGCCTTCAAATAATAATGTAGATTATTTAGTTGTAGCAGGTGGTGGAGGTTCAGGAACAGGAAGTGGCGGTGGAGGTGGAGGTGGAGCCGGTGGATTTAGAGTATCTAATAGTTTAAGTTTGCCAGCACCAACAATGTCACCTTTAAATACTACAGATGGTATTCCAGTTTCAGCACAAGGTTATCCAATAACTATTGGTGCTGGAGGTGCTGGAGGACCTAATGGATCAAGTGCTTCTACTTCTGGAAATGTTTCAACTTTTAGTACCATAACATCAACAGGGGGTGGTGGAGGTGGATCTTATAGTCCATCAACAGGTTTAAATGGTGGTTCAGGAGGTGGAGGTGGTGATCCTGATAGTCCTCCATCAAATGCAGGAGGAACAGGTAATACTCCTCCAGTAAGTCCTCCTCAAGGAAATAATGGTGGTGCAGGTTCACCTCCAGGAGGAAATGATTCATCACAATCAGGAGGTGGTGGCGGTGGAGCAGCAACAGCAGGAACAGCAGGAGCACAACCAAGTAATGCAGGACCCGGTGGAGTTGGCTCATTTATTTCAGATTCTTTTGTAGGTCCAACAGCTCCAAGTTATGGAACACCAGGTCCAGCCTCTAGCACAAGATACTTTGCTGGTGGTGGAGGTGGTGGTGCTGCATCAACTGTTGGTACTGGTGGAGCAGGTGGTGGTGGTGCTGGGTCAACTGGAACTGGTAATACAGGAACTGTAAATACTGGTGGTGGAGCAGGTGGTGCAAAAACTGATCCTGATGTTGCTAATAGAAGTGGTGGATCGGGAATAGTAATGATTAGATATAGATTTCAATAGTTGAAATGAATTAACAAATAATATATAAGGAGAAACATTATGGCACATTACGCAAAATTAGGAATAAACAGTAAAGTTATAGGAGTAGAAGTTGTAGCTGATGCTGATTGTCTAAACGCTAGTGGTGTTGAAGATGAAGAAGTAGGAAGACAGTTTATGGAAAGAATCCATAGCTGGCCTTTATGGAAAAAAACATCTTACAATACAGCTGGTGGACAACACAAAGACGGCGGAACACCTTTAAGAGGTAACTACGCAGGCATAGGTATGACTTATGATGAAGATAACGATATTTTCATTAGTGCTAAACCTTACGCTAGTTGGGTTTTAGATGTTCCTACAGCTAGTTGGAAATCACCAATAGGTGATGCACCAGCACTATCTGAAGAAGAAACTCTTACTCATTATTATGAGTGGAATGAATCTACAGGTGCTTGGGATAAAACAGCTAGATAACACACTTGACATTTTAATTAGATTTAATTACATATCATATAGGTATGCACAAGAAAGTATTAACAGAAGTAGACTTATATACAGGTGAAATTCAAATGCCTAAAGGCTTTGATATTGATCGTGATAAAATAAGAAACGACATTATAGAATCTTTTGTTAAAAAAAATAGAATTAACACTAATCCACAAGCTTATGCTTTTGATGATTATGTTGTACCTTATTCTCAACCCCTACAATGGATGCAAGATTACGTTAGAGATCATTGGAGAGTTGAGTATGGTAGAACTTTAGTGCAAAAAAATATGCACGGCAATGTTATGCACCCTAAAGAAAAGTCTTGGACAAAACATCAAGTTGATCCAGTTGATTTACGAAACTCACCAGACTACACACTTATTTATGGTGTTGATGTTAAAGAAGGTTCTTGTGAATGTATTATTGAATATGATGATAACAGAAGAAAAAATAGAACTTGGCATTTACCTATAAAAGATAATCACTTTATAATGTTCCCTGCTACTAATAAGTATTCTTTTTCACCCAATACTTCTAATGGCTTAAATATAATTTTAACAATTAACTATGAATATATCTAATTACTATTGGTACTTTAAAGAAGCAATACCACCAAGAATATGTGATCTTATTGTTAAATATGGTAAGTCAGAAAAAGAAAGAGAAATTATGGCCATTACAGGTGGCTTTGGTAGAGATAGAGATTTAAGTAAAAATCCTCTTAACAAAGAAGAAGTAAAAAATTTACAAAAGAAAAGAGATTCTAATATTATTTGGATGAACGATAGATGGGTTTACAAAGAAGTACATCCTTATATACACGAAGCTAATAAAAATGCAGGTTGGAATTTTGAATGGGATTGGTCTGAATCTTGTCAGTTTACAATATATAAAAAGGGGCAATATTACGATTGGCACTGTGATAGTTGGGATAAACCTTATGCAGAAGAAGGTCCAACAAAAGGCAAGATTAGAAAATTATCTGTAACCGTAACGTTAACAGATCCAAAAGAATACAAAGGTGGAGAGTTAGAGTTTGATTTAAGGAATGAAGATCCTGATAAAAAACCTAATATGAGAACGTGTACAGAAATATTACCAAAAGGCTCTTTGGTTGTATTCCCTTCATTTGTATGGCATAGAGTCAAACCCGTAACAAAAGGAGAGAGGAATAGTCTAGTGATATGGAATCTAGGTTATCCATTTAAATAATATGAATGATATAAAACAAGGTGGTAGTAGCACATTACCAAAACCAAAAGGACACGTAGATTTTAAATCTGCGTTTTATTTTCAGACACCAGTATGGGTTGCAGAAGCACCTATGTTTTTAAAAAATGCAATTAAACTAACAGATAAGTATTTAAAAAAAGGTGAGAA